TGCACCGCTATCTGGCCGAGTTTGATCTTCGCGCGAACACCCGCGACATGAGCGACCAAGACCGCGCCGATGCAATCATTCTTGGCGGCATTGGTCGCCGCCTTACTTATCGGCGGATTGATAAGCTCGCCGCCTAAGACTGCTAAGACCCCGCGCCAGATTGGCGAACGCCGCAAGCGCTGGACTCGCCGCTAGCATGAGCTAGGCTCCCAACCTCAGTAATGGGAGTGTCCAATGAGTGAGCAAGACGAATTAGCTGGTCTAAGTCGGGGTATCGCAGTCCTTGCGACCTGCATCGTTCAAGAATTGAGTCGATCCGATCCAACCTTTGAAGAGCGGTTCTTGAAAAGGCTGAACGAGGGCTATTACGAACTTCGAGACAATTCAGAGAGAGACCCCGGTGCTGCGCTCGCGCTGCTTGCATATACTCGCTCCCTCATAACGGGCTTCGATCACGTGAACGGTCAACGAGAGCCCTTCTTGGCAGGCCGCGCCTGAGCGCCCTTCTTTTGCTTCTCATGCGGCTTGTGTGGCGTTGCCAGCATCCGCTTTAGCGCGGCCTCGCGGCGGCGTTCGGTTTCCTCTTCGCAATAGGTTTCCTCTTTAGGATTGTTCGCCATGCCCAAAACACTCCCACCACCACCGTTTGAAATCCCGCTCACGCAGGGAGAACTCGCCCTTATGGGGAGCATAGCAGTCCTTTGGGGGCAAATCGACGAAGGACTTAATTCGGTCCTCCGTTCGATGCTTGCCACTCCGCCAGATGTTTTTGACAGCCTCCTAGGCACCCAGATGATTGGCTCAAGAGTGTCACACCTCCGTGTTGCCGCCAACCACGCGAGCCGCCCGAAGGTCCGCCAACTAGCAATAGACCTGGTCGAGCGAATGACGGAAGTTCTACCCGATCGTAACGCCGCGATGCACGGCTGCTGGGGATGGTTCCCCTCTGATCCCTCTTTCAGAAACCTTCGAAGCGGCATCTACAACCATCAAAAACCCAAGGTGCGCTTTTACGCCAATCAACTTCCGTCTCTTTACGAGCGGATGACGCACATCATGACGATCATTGCGGACCTCACCATGCTGGCAATTGAAGAGGACCCCGAGCCTACCTCTTATGACAGGAATAAGATTTACTTCTCCCCTCAACCTCCAGACGAACGTGCGGAGGGATTATGGTTTCGACGAGGAGATAGAATAATTCGCGTGGAGTCCAAAGCTCGGGGTTGGAAGCAAGGCTGATTATACGCTCAGCCTCCGCCAGCTGAGCGCCAGAAACTTTTATAGCCGTAACCTCAATGGTTCCTTCTTCACACTGTGCGGACATCGCGGCTTCCTCATACGAATCGTCAACTGCTAAGTAAAGTATATAATTGCCAACAACGTAAATGAAGCTGGCTTGATACGGAATGTCGTTATCCCGCAAATCCTTTACGAGATACCCCTTCGCCATGTTGCCGGTGATCCGGCGCTTTTCCGCACGCTGCGTCATGTCGCTCCATTGCAGTCGCACACCACGGGAAGCGAGGCTTCTCCGCTGTGGTGACGAACGGGGGTCGAAACCCTCCCGGCCCATCTAAGCCGCTTACTTTCGCGCGGCATTTCCAATGCCCTTAAACCATCGCGGCGCAAAAGTCAACACAATATTCACTTTTTGTTCGGTATTTATGCCGCCTTGGTTCCCGCTTCGTCCTGCTCCTGTTCTAAAAGCACCGATGCAATCTTGATCGGGCTATGGAAGCCAGCGAAGTTTACCAGCGTGAACTGCCCTCGCTGGTCCTCGACAACGCCCTCCATGCCAGCGAAGGCGTCACCCTCTGCCACGCGGACAAGCGTTCGCGGATCGAACTTCGGCCCCTTCTTCCCCTTGCGACACTGGCGCTCGTATATGCCCTGCAACCGCCCCTCTTCGGACCGCAGCGCGTCGAGCTGGTTGTCGGCAATGAGCGGCACGCCCCCATTGTGCTGAAAAAGCACGAAGCGGGGCATGTTGCGCGGAGGTAGGAGCGCCATGTGCTGGATCTCTGCCAGGTGGTGGATGTTGACGAACACATAGGAGGGCATCAGCGCAAACTCCTTGTCATAGGCCGTCCGAGTGCGCGGCATTTTGCCCTTCTTGCGCTCGATAGGCGTCCATACGTCGAAGCCCGCCTTGGACAGCCCCTTGGCTACGCTCAGTGTGTCATTGCTCGCCATGCGGAGGATGAACCACGATCCGAGGTCCAGCGTCTCGTCGCCCTTGCGCTTTGCCATGTTCTATTCCCTTCCCGCTGTGTCAGTGGCCGGAACCAACCGCGTTTCCTCTCGGCTTGGTGACTGATCGCTGCACAACCCCGCGTCGATAAATGCCTTCAGAACGGTGTAAGGGGTTCGGCTCAATCCGAGGCACCACCGCTCTAATTCGGCTTTGGTCCAACCGAACTCAGCACCCTCTCGCAATGCAGTGCGACCGTTTTCGAGACACTCCGCGCTGATACGACACCAATGCGAACCATCGTCCTCGACTGGCGACAGGTGCGTGGTCTCGTAAATGAACTCCGCGAGGGCTTCGCGTAGATTGGGTGCGGTCATTCCGGCTCTCCCCGCAGGTCGGCAGGGGTAGGGCCGCCTACGAAGCCAGCGAAGCGGCATTTTGCGATGCACAGCGGGTCGGAACGGAAGATAACTGAAAGCGTCTTGCCTTCCGCCCATGCCTCCATACCCCCCGTCACAATCGCATCGGCGATGTCGTGCAGCGTTTCTTCGGCTTCGGGTTCACCGCCCGCGCTAATGTGTAGAATCCGCGCGCCACTCATATTGTCACCTCGACCGGTTCGCGGTGAGGGTCGGCCACTGCGCCGTCGTAACCAGCGCGAATGCCCGCAAGGAACAGGTGCATATGTTGGGAAGATGGGAACGCGCCCAACAACTCACCAGACAATACGTCCGAGACGCGATAAGGCATCGGCGTATCCCTCAAATACGACAACCGGAAAATTTGACCGTCGCTCGGACGCCCATTACTCACTTCTTCCATCACCTATCTCCTGCCACAGCATCATAGCCTTCCAACCAGTCAGAATGCTTGCGTGCGTCGCGTTTATCCCCGCGTATTGTGGTGTTTTGCGCAGCTAGAATTGCCCGCCCGATTAGCTCGGGAATCTGAGGCACTACTGCGTTTCCTAAGCACTTAAGTCGGTGTGCCCGGTCGGAAATCCCATCAACCACTCGACCCACTGGGGGTTCAGGGCACCACTTTGGCCCGTCACCGTCAACGCGTCGTTCAAGCTGTTGCTGAAACCTCGACCCGACTTGGCCAGCGCCTCCGGTGAGCGCCCGCCCTTCCAATCCCTCGCTGTTGGAGTAGGCCATAGCCGCACCGCAGTCGGAAGACTGCATGTCGAATATCTCTTCATTCTCGCAACGCCTGCCGCGAACCCTTCCGGTTGTGCGTCCCGCGCTCGGGCAGTAGGCCATAATCCAGATTCGGTCCCTGCGGTGAGGTGCGCCAACGTAGGAAGCTGGTATGCAGTGCCATTCCGCATCATACCCGAGCGAGGCCAAGGTTCCGAGAACGTCTGCAAGCCCTCGACTAAGCAGTGCTGCGACGTTTTCCAGGATAACGTATCGGGGTTCCAGTTCGCCAATGAGACGGGCGACTTCGTAGAACAGCCCGCTTCGTTCGCCAGCGAGGCCAGCGCCCTTTCCCGCAAAGCTGATGTCCTGGCAGGGGAACCCTCCGCAGATGACATCGACGGCAATTCCATCGGCAGCAAGTCGCTCTGCGGTAAGTTCTCGCACGTCTCGGTAGCAGGGCACATCGGGCCAGTGCTTGGCGAGAACTTTGCGGGGGAACTCTTCGATTTCGCAGAACGCGACCGTTTCAAAGCCGTCATACTCAGCACCTTCCATTGTTGCGCGTTCAAGGCCAAGGGAGAAGCCGCCTATGCCGCTGAAGAGATCCAGCACCCGAAGCTTGCGCCCGCGTATTGCTGCCTCTCGGCCTGCTTGATATTTCAGTATGTCCTCAGCCATTAGGCGGCTCCCGCGATGAATAGGTCAGCCTGCCGTTGCGCTTGCTCGATGCGCTCACATGCGACTGCGAAATACTCGGGGTTCATCTCCACGCCGATGAAATTGCGACCCGCTTGGACTGCTGCGACGCCAGTGGTGCCCGACCCCATGAACGGGTCGATGATTGTCTGCTCCGGTTGCGTGAAGTCAGCGACCAGCTCGGCCATCAGCTTACGCGGCTTTTCGGTCGGATGCCGCCCATCGCGCTCGCGACCGTTAACGCAGTGGGTATAGACCCCGCGCTTACCACCTGCGTTCCATTTTGCGTGTCCTGTGCCCGCCCATGCGCAGACGAAATGCTCCGCGCCCTGCGCTGGCCCCTGTCCGTTTAGTTGCGGGGTGGAGTCCGGCTTAATCCAGACACAGGCCCGCTTGTATTTCATCGGGGAGGCGTTGATTGCCTGCGCCCACGGCCATACGCCCTCGCTTGTACAGAAAGCGATGAACCAGCCATCGCATTGCTCGCCCATCGCCACAACTTGCTCGCGGATGGTGTCGATCGCATCGAAGTTCAGGCCCTGAAGCGCGGGGCCTCCGTCCAGCCTTGCGGGCGCACGCTCGTTTTTGCTGGCGTGCATAATCGCCTCATACGGCGGATCTGTGATGATGTGATCGACGCGCGGAAGGTCGAGCGAGAGGCAGTCACCGCAGTAAAGCGTAGCCCGTCCTATCGTTACTGCTTCCATCACTTCCTCCCTGCCTGTTTCATCCGTCCACCCTGCGTATCGCGACCACATCGCCGGGATGCTCGATCACGTTGCCAGCATCGTCCCGATCCCAGCGCCAGCGCGTGGTCTCCACCGGCCACGGCGATACGTCGGTAAAACCGTTGCGGATTTGCACCCACAGCTTGTCGCCCCATGCTTTGGGCGGGGCGCGGTTGCCGGATATGCGGGTGTAGCCGGGGGCAGGCACTTCCCTTTTCACGAGCGCCAACCATATTCGCCGTGATATTTTTTACTCGCGCGCAAGTAGGCATCGCGGGCCTCCTCTTGTGTGTCGAAAACGCCAAGGCTTCGACGCTTGCCATGAGCCACAATTCGGGCCTGCCAGCGGCCCGAGCGGCGAATGAAAGTGACCCCCTTGTAGGCTGAAGTGCAGCCCCTCTGCGGCCTTCGGTTCCATTGGTTCGTCGCGTTGGTTGTCTCGCGGAGGTTGCAAATCCGATTATCTTTTCGGTTGCCATTGATGTGGTCGATCTGGTCCTTCGGCCATCGGCCATGGACTATCGCCCAAATCACTCGATGCGCCCGCATCGTCCGACCGGCTAGGTGGCTGCACAGATAGCCGTCGCCGTTGTCGGCAGTGAACGCCTCTTTGCCCGCGAACTGTGAGTTAAACGCCGCCATGGCGCGCTCGCTCTTGCAAAGACTAATGTCGCGTGCGCGCCAATAAAGTTTGCCGGTATGGGGATCATAGCGGAGCAGCCTGCGTAGGCCCTCTGGCGTATGGGCTGGCGAGGCATTAGCCACGGTGTTCCCCCAATACCTTGACCTGCCCGATTTGCTTTGCGCCGCCGCGTCCGTCAGTCAGCGCGGGTGCAGTCCGTCCCGGCACATGGTGACCGTCACGCTGCAACTGGCGCACCGTGCGTTCGTGCTGCTCGTGGCTCTTGACCGTGAAGCTGCCGAGGATCGCCGGGATAATCTGGCCGTGATGCGTGACCGTGCGGCCTGCTTCCCGCGCCGCCTGCTGCAACACCGAGGCGGGCAGGTGGGCAACATCCGTTGCGCAGACCGTCAGCCATTCGTGCGCCGCGTCGTCCGACATGCCAGCGGGGCGAACCCGAGCAAGGCAGGCGGAGAGGATCGAAACCCGCTCAGCCACCGAGGCTGGCGATGGCGCGCTGGGCTGCATTGGCTGTGCCGGTCGGTTTTGAATTGCGGTAGTCATTGGCTGGTTTTCCCTTCGGCTCAAAAAGTCCGGTCCAGTTGTTTTCAATCGAATTGTCGAAGATCGCGCCAAGATCGTGGCCTGCGTCTCGCCATTTGCGGAGTTTGCCGAGCATCAACTTCACGGCATCATCGGTGGGCCACTTGCGCATTGCTTTGCGCATTTTGAGAAAGGCATTCCACTTGTCGGCGGGCACCCAATTAGGGATTTCCGGCCAATGGCTATCGCGCGTATATTGTTTGTCGTTAGACAAACATAGGTTCCTAGAAGGTTCCGTGTCCCGTTTTTGGGACTGTCTCGGGGAAATTTCGGGACTGTTCGACCGTGCCGCTTTCGGTACTGTCTTGCGAGTGTCCCGTTTTTGGGACTCTTTAGCTATGTTCTTGCAAAGCGGCTCTTTCATCCCCTCCGCGATGGCCTCCGCCTCCGCTCGTTCCGCCTCGGTCCTGCTCTTAAAAGTGCCCAAGATGTCCTTGCGGAGTGGGTTGCCGCGAAACTTTGCGCCAGTCGGCCACTTGCCTGATCCCTTGTAGCCGTCGCTTGCAGGGTCGCCGATGAAGCTGCGCACCCCAATGTAAAACTCGCCGGTCACGTCATCGGTCAGGCGATAGGTGTAGTGCGTTTCATTTACGCCCCGCCCAACTGTCTCAATGGCCAAAGAATAGGCCTTAATTTGCTTGCTTTTGCCGACCCTCTGGCCACTATCAGCGATAAGCCCAGCAGCCTCCAAGCGCTGCAATGACGCGATCACCGTCTTGCGGTTGAGGTCGCTGAACTCGCAAAGCCAAGCGATAGAAGGATAGGCGATATTGCTGTCTTCGTTGTGCCTATCGGCCAACGCGATAAGGATCAGCTTGTCCGACGCGCGGCCTGGACGCTGCTTGCTTGCCCATGCGAGTGCTTGCCAGCTCATGCTACAGGCCTCCACTCGTTCAATAGCTTGTCGCCCTTGCTCGAATTGCAGGACCGGCAAGCAGGAGTGAGGTTGTCCATGTCGTTCGTGCCCCCGCGAATGAGAGGAACGATGTGGTCAATTGTCGGGTCTTCGACCGAGCCGCAGTAGGTGCATTGCCGCCCGTCGCGCTCGAAGACCTCTTGCCGAAGTGCGCGCCAAGCCTTCTGGCTCAGACCAAGGCGCTGCCTGTAAGGGCTGGGTTCAGACGCCCCACGCCAGCGGCGTTCCTGAACCCTGTTGTCTGCGTTGATTTGATGCGCCAACGCTACGACAGCGATAGCCATTGCCTTGTCGTTGCAGTCGGTGTCGAGAAGCCTGTCAAAAAGCTCATAGACAGCATCGCGATCTTCACCGCGCTCCATCGCCTTAGCGACGACGATGCAGTCCTCGATGGGCCTCCCCCCGTTGCTGAGCATTTCTAGAAGTGTGCTACAGATGCTCATTGCTTCCCCCGGTTCGGTTTCAGCGTTTCCAGTTGCCCCATGACCCGCGCGTCATCCTTCGCGCCAAGCACCTCCGCATCGAAGGCGGCGTCTGCTAGGCGGGTGTCTTCAAGACACCGCTTGCGGGTGCGGCGGGGTTTCATTGAAGCAGGTCCAAGAGGTCATCGAAGCGGACGAGAACCAGCGTCTCGCCACGGTCCTGTTTGAGGATAAGCCCCTTGTGGTCGCCAAGGGCGGCAATCAGCGCGGGCAGCTTGGCCCTACGCTTGCACTCGAAGTCCCAGACAGGCGCGTCAGGCTCGTATGTGGGCGTGATAAGGACATCGCCCTTTTCCCACTCCATTGCGCCGCTGTATGCGGTCCTGCGAGCGTCCAGGTGCTTTGCCTTGGCCGCGTTGACGCACTCTCGCTCAAATCGACTTCCCTTGTCTCGGCTTGCCTTGCCCATTATTCGCCGCCCCGATGGGCACAGGCACCGGCTTCCCCGCATTTCCAGCAAGGGGTGCTGTAGGTGACAACCTTGTATGTCGGGCGAGGGATCGCATCGCGCTCGCTTGTGCCGTGCCCAGCATCAGCGCCGCTAACGTGGTTCCAGATCATGCGGCTCGGTGTCTTGGGGACACCACCTGCAAGCATCGTCTCGATCGCCTGCGCCAGCGCCATAGAGCCGCGCTCCATGTGCGTGTGATAGTCTTCGTCCTGTTGGATAATGCTGTGCTTGGCAGGAGCGGCGTAATGCGCCTTGGGGCGATAGCCGGTAACGGGGGCCTGCTTCGATACGGGGGCAGGGGCGTTGCGCTTGAAGTAGTCACCGACCACCTTCTCAAGCATCTGCTCGTCAGTGATGACGTTAGCCAGCGAGGCGCGCATCTGTGCGGGGGAGGTGTAGTTGCCCATCTTACGCCTCCACCGGCTTGCGGTTCATGAGGTCGATGACTTCGCGGTCGAACTCGTCTGCCTTGGGGGGGGTGACCTTGCGGAAGCGGGAGGCTGTCCAGCCCATCCCTCGATGTTCGTAAGTAGCAGGAACACCCTCAATGAAGAGAGTAAGGCCGCTGCACGTTCCTACGCGGCCCAATCCCGCTACGGTGTATACACGCCCCTTTTTGATGCGGTTCAAATTCAGTATTTGTTCGCCGTTAAGCCACGGTTTGAGACCGTCATCCACACACAGCGCCAGATCGCCTTTCTGCCAATCGGTCATGCTACGGCCCTCACTTTGCTCAGGAGTGCGTCCAGATCGTCGCGGGCCTGCTCAAAAAGCTGGCGGCTCTCGCGGATCTCGGCTGCGGTAATCTCACCATCGGCAAGCGACTGGCTAAGGCTGGTGGCTGCCGAGAGAACGTTGGTTAGGGCGCTGTGGTCGCACTGGCTGCCGGGGCGGCTGTCAACGCAAAGGCGCTCAAAGTATCCGGTGAAGCGCCCGTTCCATTCGCGCTTCCCGCGACCGTAGGTGACGAAATCCATGTAGGCGCTGCCATCGGCATACTTGGCGACCTGATCCTCGCTCTTGCCGAGGACGACGCCTATTTCCGCCCAAGTCAAAGAATCCTCTGACTTGATCTCTAGGATGGCGCGACCGATCGCGGCAGCCGCCGCAGAAGCGGAATACACGCTCCGTTTGCCGTGGATTAGCGGGGCGCTCATTGGTTATCTCCAGTGTTATGAGAAAGGGAAACAACATCGGTGCGAGTAGAGCCGTCGAGGTGGCGGCTCCGCACATCTGCGAGGTAAAGATCGCGCATCACGAAAAGGCCGAAGAACACGGCCCACATGACAGCGCAGACAAGCGCGAGGATCATGCTGCGCCTCCGAAATTGTATATTTTCGCCAATGGCTTATCCCGTTGTGGGACAAGTGTTTTTGCTGAGATTGACCGGGCTCGATCCGGCATGTTGACTGATGTTCCAAAAGAGAACATGGAGAGAACATGCACCGCAAAGGAATGCTCGTTATGTCCGAGGGACCGCCGACCTTTTGCGAGGAACGCGGCCTGTTTATCCTGTCCATCCCATGTGGCGGGCGCGACTTGCGCTTCGGGTTCCTGCCGCACGACTTCCTGCAAGCGGTCGAGGAAAGCCGCGCAATCTCCGAAGAGTTTTTCGAGAGACGCGGCGCGGTCCCGTTCAGGCGAACCGGCTAGCATCACGCTGCGCGGTCCTGCGCGACACCGGACATGAGTTCGTCAGCGCCCGCCGCGCCTTCGCTTACTAGAAGCAGCCAGCAATCAACCGGAATGCGCTTGCGCTGCTTCCAGGAGCGGATGGTATGAATGGACTTGCCGGTCAGCTCGGCCAAAGGCTCGACCCCTACGGCTTCGATGATTTCGGTGTGACTACGCATAACGGTGTTATGCATTATGCGTTACCGGAATGCAAGCGCCTTTTGCGTAATTCTTTCAATTATTCTCAAGGCATGGACACGCCAGCAGACAGATTGCGCCACGCCCGAGTGCGGGCAGGGTATAATACGGGCAAGGAAGCAGCCGAGGCGCTAGGCTTTCCCGTCTCCACATACCTAGGCCACGAGAACGGCAGTCGAGGCTTTCCTGCCAAGAAAGCAGCTATTTACGCCCGCCGCTATAAGGTGGCGGAGGAATGGCTCTTGTATGGCAAAGGTGATGCTCCTGGAGAGACGGACGATCCCAAGGCTGAGGTGGTGCGACTCTTCCGCCAACTGCCGCCGATCAAAAAGGCAGAGGCCATCGGATACCTGCGCGGACTGGCAGAAGTGCAAAAATAATGCAATTTGCGTTTGACAAGGGGTAACGCATAAAGCATAACCGGCTCCACAAAGGAGTTGGTTTATGAACGCAGTCACCATACAGCCAGGCGCGGCAGAGAAAGTCGCTGAGGCCATCGTTAAGTCGGGTTTCTGGAGGGGCGCGAACGAACACGCGGTCCGGCTCATGTGCTACTTGGCAGAGGCCGAGGGCCAGCACCCCGCCATCGTTTATCGCGACTACCATTTGATGAATGGCAAGCCTTCGAAGAAGGCCGAGGCCATGCTTGCCGACTTCGCTAAGGCTGGCGGCAAGGTGGAGTGGCATGCGCTCGATGACGAGTGCGCTGACGCCACCTTTTCGCATTCTAGCGGAAGCGTCCGCATTATGTGGACCATACAGCGTGCCAAGCAGGCGGGCCTCAATAGTCCTATGTGGAAAAAATACCCGCGCCAGATGCTTCGCAGTCGGTGTGTGAGTGAGGGCGTCCGGTCGGTGTTTCCAAGTGCGACAAGCGGCCTCTACGAAGAGTCCGAGGTCGCAGACATCGCGGCAGAAAGTGCGCCCGAGGCAGTTGAGGGGCGCAGCGGAGGCGATAGTCAGCGCGAAGTTAGCCCCGCTGCCGTCAAGAACTGGCGCGAACCGGACAGCATCTACAACTGCAAGACGGCGCTGCATCGCGGCCTGACCGTCCATCAAGCGGAATTGCGCCGTCTTGGCGACGAGGGGGTTATCGACGACCTCGAAGACTACCTGACTTCCACCGAATATCAGGAGTTCCTCAAAATCGCTGGCAAACACGCGCCCCACTACCTTGAGGGCGGCGAACCCGCGCCGGAAGAGTTCGTCGGGTGCTTCGCGCTGGAGACGCGCGCCCGCGACCTCATCATGCTTCGCGGGAACACGCCCGCAGATCAGGAAAGGGAAGACGCATAATGGCTGAGCATTGGATGACCATCAAAGAGTTTTGCGAGCGCAACAAATGCACGCGGGGCTACGTTTACACCGAACACCGCGCAGGCCGATTGCCATTTGTGAAAATGGGCAGGGCAACTCGGATCAAATTTGAAGACGAGAAGGCATGGCGGGACAGCCTGCCTGTGATTGGGGGGCAATGATGGCTGGCAGCATGAATAAGGTAATCCTGATCGGCAATCTGGGCGCAGACCCTGAAATTCGGTCCTTCCAGAACGGCGGCAAGGTCGCAAACCTTCGGGTCGCCACTTCCGAAACTTGGAAGGACAAGAACACTGGCGAGCGCCAGGAGCGCACCGAATGGCACACCGTCGCGATCTTCAGCGAGGGGCTGGTCGGTGTTGTCGAGCGGTTTCTTCGCAAAGGGTCGAAGGTTGCAATCGAGGGCCAGTTGCAAACCCGCAAATGGCAGGACCAGTCGGGCAGCGACCGCTACAGCACCGAAGTCGTCATTCGCGGTATGGGCGGAACGCTAACCATGCTTGACGGGCCGCAGGGCGGTTCTGGCAACAGCGGCGGCGGGCAGGGCGGCAACTGGGGTAGTGGCCAATCTGACAACGCGGGCGGCGGCAATTGGGATGATGGCGGCGATCCACCATTTTGACGGGGGTGCCTACCTCCTTTGCCACGTTGGCCGCGTGGTTAATGCTCGCGATGCAGGCCCGTGTTGACCCAGACGCATTCACGGCACGGATGACCTGAAACCCGGCACCTTAAACATAGAGGGGGAATTGTGAGAACGGCTAGTGATGGCGGGCGCTCCTAATACCCGCCAAACCTTTCAGCAGGAGCGAGCAATGCTGCCTAAGCGCATCCCGAAGAAATCGAAGCGGTCGAGCATGTGGCGTAAGCCCTCCTACCGCGCGTTCGTTCGGAGCTTCGCTTGCTGCAACTGCGCCTCGATGGTGAACGTCGAGTGCGCGCATGTCCGCTGGCAAAGCGGGGCTGGGATGGGCGAGAAGCCGCACGACTGGCTTACGGTCCCCCTCTGCCATGATTGCCACACAGGCGAGCAGCACACCAAGCTAGGCGAGCCGGAGTTCTGGACCCGCTACGCCAAGCGCGAAGGCCAGACCGTGTTCGACCTAATGCAAGAGTTGAACGACGCAGATCCGAAGTTCCGGCGCGAGATTGCCGAGGCCAAGCGGGAGCGTGGCCTTGAGTGACACCGAGCCGCTGCTGTTCCGCGTCAAGCTGGGCGCGCTGCGACCTGCCAATGCAGCCGCAGAGGAAGCCCTAAAGGCAGCTGGCGACGAGCTGTTGCGGATCGAGATCAAGCGCACCACCGGCAACATTCGCCGCCTCGCATGGTATTGGGTGATGCTGCGCCTGTTCCTGGAGAACAGCGACTTTTTCGACGGGCCGGTTAGCCCGAACTTTCTGCACCGCGAAATGAAGAAGCGCGCGGGGCTGGCGACACCGATTATCTCCAAGGCGACCGGCGAGATTTACGATTATGACTTCGACAGCATTAGCTTCAATTCGATGCCAGAGAACGAACGGGCCGAGTTTATCGACTTCGTGGCGGACGCTCTGAGCAAGGCGTTGGGCGTTCCGATGGACACGCTGAAACGCGAGGCGCAGGAAGCGTAAATTAATTTGCGGCGTAACGCGAAATGCGTTTGACAATGCAAAATGCATAAGGCATACAGTCTCTATAGCCACTTGGCAAAGGAGACTAGAGATGGCGAAGGACGAGACACAGAACCCAGTTCCTTGGAGCCCCCGCTGCGGCACGGTTGCCGAACCAGCACTGCCCATGCCCCCGCACAACGGAACGCTCTATATCCAGTTTGCCGAAAGCCCCAGCGCCCACGGTGGCGAGCGCATTCGCAAGTGGTCGCGGCAACCGTTCGATGGCGCGCTAAAGTTCGAGTGCCTGACATATCAAGCCAATCCCCGAGATACGCATGATATGTCACCTAGGCTCAGAGGCGCGCTGGCCAGCATCATCGCTGACCCCGATTGCTGTGCGGCTTCCAAGTCCATCGCGCGGGACGCTCTGCGCCGTAGTGTGGATGGTCGAGGGTCAAGCCAGTGACCGCCCCCGCCACCTTCACCAAGGCATCCGTAGCTGACTGGCACATGGAGCCTGCCCCCGCAGCAATCCTCGCATCGGTTGATCCCGAGCAATTCATCGAACGCAAGACCGCTGCGATTACGCCACGCGGTTTGGCTGGCGATGTGTTCGAGATTTACGGCACGACCGACCGTGCTTGCGAACAGCGGGAGATGCTGGAGCAATACCGCAAGGCATGGATCGAGCGCCAAGTCGGCATGACCGAGAAGGCAGCTATCGAAGCCGAGATACAGGGCGACAACAGCTACTTCATGCAGATGGTCGAGCTTACGGGCGCGATCCCGAGCGTGTCGGCTGTGCTTCGTTCTGCGTTTGGGGAGCCTGACAGGTTCGTGACGCCGCGTGTGGCGGGAGGGATGGCGTGATGGACATCGACGACCTCGACTACGACGATGGTGACTGCGCCAACTGCGGCGGCGAGGGCTTTACCTACGGATGCTCGTGGGACTGGCAGTGTGACACCTATGACGAAGGGGAGGGCACATGCCTCTGCACCCGTCGCTGCGAGTGGTGCAATCCCCCGTCCGCAGCCGAGATAGCAGAGCGCCAGAAGCTCCGAGACATTCTGGCGACCGCCCTAGCCAAAGACAAGATAGCCGAGCTGCGCACCCCCACAAGTCAGGAGACAGATCATGCAGAATGAGAAGGTGCCCGATTGGGCAAAGGGTCGCGCAAACGAAATGCTCAAAGGCTGCTCGTGCGACTACTCCTCGTTTCTAGTCTTCGCCCGCTACATCGCGGAGCATGAAGAGCCCCCGGTCGATGAGCTTTACGAGGCGCTCAAGGCGGTTGTGGAAATGGGGCGTTACGACACCCGCGAACAGACCGAATTGCTGCGGAGCGAACTTAAGGATCGCGGCTTTGAAGTGCGGAAGATTGAACTCGCCCGTAAGGAGGACAGCCATGCAGGATAATGTGACGCAGGCGCTGCCGGTGATTCAAGCGGATCGTGAGGCCGCCGCTGATTTTCATAAATCAAATAGCCGCAAGATGTTTGCTGAAAACTACGCTGAGGCTATCCGACAAGGACTGCGTGATAGCGACAGCATGGTCCAAGCCTTCGCCGCCCATCGCATCGCCTCCACAACAGCACAGACCGAAGCAGTGCAAACGCTGGTGGAGTTCATACGCGGCCTAGAGTGTGAATGCGACAGCTATCATGGGTTCCGCTGCGGGCGCTGCCTCACCCTCGCAGCCCACCGCGAGAGCCAGCCATGAGCGGGTGGCAGATACTTGGCACGCTGATGCTGGCCGCTCCGACACTGCTTGGGCTTGTGGCGATGGCTTCCGTCATGCCGCTTCGCGAGGTTGCCTACATGATCGGCGGCTCGATTGCTCTGACCGCAATCATGGTTGTCGGAGTGGGCCTGCTTGTTGGGGCGCTGCCATGAGCATCCGCCAGCAACACCGCCAGGACGAACATGCAGCAGCCGATCTGCGCGAAAGCATGTGGAGGCCCGCCGCCCTCGCAAGAGTGATCGCAGAGCATGACGCGGCAATCGCAGCAATGGAAAGCATTGAGGCCTGCATAGCGCGGGCAGACACCTTGCTCGCACACAATGCTGCGCTGCTTAATCAGATGGAGAATGGATGATGGAAATCGACATCATGGAATACGTGAATGACGCCGAGATAAAGGACGCCATTCTTTCCGGCTTGAGCGGATACGCCCGCGACAATGCCGAGCGTATCATCAGCAACGCTGGCTACTCTCTCGCAACAGACATCGCGAACGCTAAACTCGACGAGGCCGCTGGTGCAAAAATCTATGACAAGGCGGTTGGCCTTCTCGATGAACTTTCCGCGTTCACCCTGTTTGATCTTGGGGGATACGGTCGCCCGCCTAGCGAGGCTCGTCAGATACTGAACAGCGCGGTCCGCAAGGAGGCCGATGCGCTTTCGGCGGCTATCCGGTCCGCAATCCACAACCTGACCAAGCGGGAAATCGTGGACATTGTGAAGTCTGGCGCAGTCAAAGTGGTGATCGAATGACCACCCGCGCCCACAGCTACGAGCGCAGCCACCGCACGGCTAGAGACGCGCGGGCCTTTAGTGGAGGTCACGCTTACCCGCGCATTCAACCAATGGAACAGCCCTCTTTGCTGGCCAAGATATTCGGAAGGAACGCACGATGAGCGAGGAATTGAAGCCGTGCCCGTTTTGCGGGGGTGAGGTCGAGTTGCGTCACGACCACACAACCGAGGATATTGACACGGTCCACCACGCCCAGCCTGCGCCGGATTGCCCACTTGATGCTGGCGTCAGTGCATTCCTGATCGGCAACAAGGAATTGGTCGCCGCGTGGAACCGCCGCGCAGCACTCAAGGATAGGGATGTAGTGCTGGAAGAAGCGGCGGAGCGTGCGGCGTTCGTAGCTGGCTATCGCGCGGCGCACATGGTCCCTGACGCCTACGACAGCACCAGTGCGGCAGAAGAGGCATGGGAAGGCTACTGGCTTGTTTCTCGCAATCTCAAGGAGCGGGTGTGATGGTCTGTAGTAATCAACCGACCGATAGTGGGCGTTCCCCTACGGGTCGGGCTACCCTTGCTTCGCACCAAGCCCGTTCCGGTCTTGGCCATGCGGAGGGTATCCCTAACGCGGTGATAGACTGCGATTGGTGTGGCACGTCCTGCAAGGCGGATGCATCCGACACCATGGGGGAGTGGGCACCTGTCCGCATTGAGTTGGGTATTTGCGACATATGCGCGATTGGCGAGGACCGCGCACGGAAATACGCCGAAGGGCGAGGCACTAAGTGGCTAATCATCGAGGGTAATCTGTATTCACCCCGACCAGTAGTTCCCTTGGGTCAGCCTGATCCACAACCCGGCACGCCATCGGATTGGAAAGGGTTTGGCGGGGCGCGCTTTGACTTCCAGCGTGACGGTGAAGAACCCCAGACGACCTATTCAATGTGGCACGGTGGAACGGTGAGAGAGCAACAGAAAGAGCGAATGCCCGACAACGGTCGTTTTTTGACAAGGGAAGAGGTCGCGCAAAGGATCGAGGCGCGAAGCGACGAGACGCTGCAAGCGGCTCGGCCCGAAGGGCGAGAGCCTGACGGCAACGCCGATGCGCCCAACCCCTAGCGGAGTAAATCTCATGTCTAAGAGTATAGCAGAACGTATCGAAGCACTCCGCACTCAGGAGGCAACCAATGGATAAGATCGCTGAGATAGCCGAAGTCCTGGACGAAGCCGAAAGCGTGATCTGGCAATACAAGAGCGACCTTCTGTATCCGCCGGAAGGTGACAGCATCGGTCGCCGTTTAGAGCGCGCCAGTGAAGCCGCCTACGCCCTTCGCCGCGTCCGCAAGCACCTCAACGGAGAGTAATGTGACCGCTCCCGCACTCATGACAGAAGCCGAGGCAGCGGAACAGATCGGCATTGCCCCACGCACCCTGCGGGCTGTCCGGTCGCGTGGTGAGATCCGCTATGTTCGCCCGACGCCGCGAAAAATTTACTATCGCCCCGAGGACGTGCAAGACTACCTGTCGAGCCACGTCTGCCAGGAACAGCCGCCATGTCCGTCTACAAACCCAAGAAAAGCCGCCTCTACCAGTATGACTTCCAGTTCAAAGGTCATCGGCATCATGGATCGACTGGCTGCACGTCAAAGCGGGACGCGGAACGATACGAAGCCGAGCAGCGGCGGAAGGTCGCATTAGGTGAGACGACCAAGCCCTCTTGGACTATCGAAGAAGCTTGCGATGCTTGGTTTCACGCCAAGGGGCAGCACCAGAAGTCACACGCTGCCAACCTCTACCAGCTCGGGCAGCTTATCAGGCTCTTGGGCGGACCGAAGCCCCTGCACGACCTCACAGTTCGCGACCTTGACCTGTATGTCGCCAAACGGCGCGCCAAAGTGAGCAATGCCAGCGTCAACCGCGAAATAGCCCTGTTGCGGCGCGTGGTGAGGTGGGCGGCAAAGCGCAATTACGAAACGCCGACAATCGACTGGCCCGAGGTGATGCTGCCGGAAGAGAGCGAGCGTGTCCGAGAGTTGACCGCAGAAGAAGAGGATCGGCTTTTCGCTGCGCTCCCCGACAACCTGAAGCCCATCGTGGAGTTCGCCCTGCTATCAGGGCAGCGGCGCACAGAAATCATATCCCTGCGCTGGTCGGACGTGAACCTAGCCGAAGCGCGGGCGTCGTTTTCGATCAAGGGCGGGGACAAGCACAGCATTCCCCTATCGCCCCGCATGGTGGCACTGATCGCCAACCAGCCCAAGGTCTGCCCGCAGGTGTTCACCTACGTGTGCCGGCGACCCGCACCGAAGCGCAAGGATCGACCGCAGCGGGTGAAGGGGGAGCGCTACCCGTTTAGCAAGCAGGGTTGGGCGCGCCAGTGGCGCAAGGCGCTCAAAGAAGCGGGGATCGAGAACTACCGCTTTCACGACAACCGCCACACCGCCGCGACTCGCAATCTGCGCGCATCGGGCAACATGAAGGGTGTGCAGAAGCTGCTGGGCCACAAGGATCTACGGACCACAGGCCGCTATGCTCATGCGATGGAAGATGACGTGCGGGCGATGCTGTTTGCAACCGAGTCCCGAAATAGTCCCGAACCGCAAGACAATGACTTGCCGCAAACCCGCAGAAATGCTAGGAGTGGCGATGCCTAAGCACACTTTACCCAAAACAAGTGCGCTACCAGGCTGCGCCACTCCCCGACCTGCGGAAGCCCTTAGGTTTCGTGCGGTTCGCGGGCAAGCCCCAAAAGCCGTTCGCGGCAAGAAAGGGCGGAACGTGGCAAGAACAGGCAGCGGGTGTCCCGAAATAGTCCCGAGGCCTGAGAGCGGGCCGAGAAGGTGCGACAACACCGACCCGGCCCTGACCATAACGAACGTAGGAGGTTCGCATGGCTGACAGTTACCCTAGGCCGATTCTGCCGTATCTTGAAGGAAAGCATGGTGCGCTGCGTATCATGCGGTTTTGGTCGCACGTCGATATGCGCGGCCCCGATGAATGCTGGGAGTGGCAGGCGTCGCTTCACACCAGCGGCTATGGCCGGTTCAAGATCGCCAGCTATCGCACGATGATGGCAAATCGCGTGGCGCTGGTAATCCACACCGAGCAGGAGCCTAGCGGCATGATGGCGCTGCACCACTGCGACAACCCGAAGTGCTGCAACCCGCACCACCTCTATTGGGGCACGGCGTCGGACAATATGCAGGACCGTGCGCGGCGAGGGCGGGCGAACACTCCGAACCAAGCTGGCGCGAACAATGGCGCAGCCAAATTGACCGAGGCTCAGCTTGCTGAGATTATCGAGAAGTTCCGGCGAGGCTTGAGCAACAAGCAGATTGCCAGCGGATTGCCGGTATCGCACTCGCTTGTGAGCCGCATACGGACGGGCCGCTCATGGGCAGACCAAGCCGCCGCGCTTGGCTGGGAGCCTTGCCCGCAGTTCAACCGCAAGTCCGCCTAGCCAGTAGTGAAGGAGAATAGCCGTGAAGCGTTCGCAACATGGAAAGTTCGGGAAGGGCGTCTTCATCCCTTTGCGCAACTACCAAACCCGCGAGGGCAGTATTGCCACCGAGAACCGCCACACCGGCAAGCCCCACCAGAACAAGCGCGAGGTAGAAAGGCGGCTTGCGCGTCTTGCCAAGTCAGGAGCAAGCAATGGCTGAGGTAATCGAGTTTATCCCGCGCCTACCTACCGATGTGAGCGCAGCGGATGCTGTGTCGCGGCTGTCCGTCAGCCAGATGCGCGCGGTCTGGGATGCTTGGGGAGGCGGTGGCCCGTTGGACTACGCCGAGATCGACCCCGGCTGCTACATCCTTGAAGCGATCCATGCTGAGATGAACGAGCGCGGCGAGGGTCGCCACGTTGCGGTCTAGCCTAGCCACAGGAGACACCAATGTCAGATAAATGGATGACGATAGATAGCGCGCCGAAGGATGGGACGGTCATTCTCGCAGCCAGCTTTGAGCCGCCTTGGAGCGACAGCCACCTGAAAGGTGACGTTGCGCAATGTTGGTGGCAGGAGGAGTTTGGCGAGTGGATCGAAAGCTGCCGCGAGATGACGCTCGCACCAAGCTATAGCTTCGAAGATGGATCGCGCTCTAAACTACACAGTCCGGTGATCGCGCACCACCGCTCGCATTGGATACCCCTCCCGCCAGCCCCCAAGGAGGACAGCAAACATGGATGATCTTAGAGAAGTGATCGAGGCACCCAATGCGCCTACCTAAGCCCCTGCTGGTGCTGGTAGGTATGGGGCTTATCGTGGGGGTGATTGGGCGGTGGTGAGGTAGCTGCGGGCCGGATTGGATACCGACAGCGGGCTGTTCCTGTCCCCCGCTTTATGCATCCTGCGATGGCCATACAGCGTCCTCACTAGCCGAAGCCGGGAACCTGAGGCGCTATTCTCGCAGGGTAGCGCGCTTATCTCCAGCGCCCCGCCGCAGCTATAGCAGGTGCACTCCATGCCTTAGGACATGGTCGCAACCAGCAATCCCACCCTACAGCATTCGGCCCTTGCGTCAAGCATAAAATTATGCTAGTGGGGGATACGCACTAGAGGTGGGAACACGCTCCCCACGCGCCGAGTGTAGGGAGGCTTCGCCAGCCCTTGCGCGGCACAGTATGCGGTCATTTGATGGCCGAGGAAGAGATGCGGGGGTGGCGATCCCGCCTAGTGCGAACCGCAGATAGCATCCCACTTGGCGTTATGCGCTTCGATCTCGTCAACGGTAGGCTTGCTGTCAGCCACGTTGCCGGGATCGTCCACCTCGCCAGCAGCCAGCTCCGCATAGCTTATCGCGCGGAACGTCAGGCAGGAGGTGTCAACAGTTCTCGGGGGTTCGTGAGTGGCGCAGGCACCCGTCACGCCGAGCATCAGGGTCACGCTTGATATTTTCAGCAGCTTCATTGGCTGTCTCCGCCCGTTCGATAGTCTTGCGCAGGTCGCCTTCGCGCTGGACCTTTGCGCCGATCTCTTGGTTTGCCTTGTCGTCTGCTTC